GCCCCGAGCCTGACGGGGCCCCGCTTGCGGGGTGTCAGCCTCGGGCCGGTCAGGCGGAAGCCACGAACTCTAACTGTGGCTTTGACTCCGAGAGCCGGACGCAGCAGCGGGCCATTCTTTGAGTTTTTTCAATGGGTTAAGCGGAAAAACTAGGGGAGGGGCACATCACTTCTCTTTCTTCTTCTTGATGTAGTTCAGGTAGTCCTGCTCCTGGATCTCCTGCAAGCCTTTCTGGATCAGTATTTTCAATACCTCTGTGTCCTTGAGGCTCGTCTTCGTTGCGATCACGGCCTTGACCGTCTCGGTCTCGACCTTTCGCCACGTCGCGTCGTCTATGTGCTTGGTAGGCATATCAACTCTTTCGTTAATGAACCATGTGTTTCCGTACAGTGTAACTGTCTTTGAATCTGAGATTCAGAGTTTCTTGACATCTAAGCCCTGAGAACCTAATGTTTACGCGCAATCCTAATTTCTTAGAAAATCAGCCAAAAACAAAAATGGGTACGGGACGCCATCTATGTACGACTTCTGGGAAATCCACATCCCCTTCAAAGAACGGTTCTGCACCGTGCAGCGCGTCGGCGCTGGTGCATCTGACATCGTCGGGATGGTTGACCTGGAAGAGTGTGGGCGCCGTGGCCTACAGCTGGGCTCGAGAAGAGTCGAATTCGCGATAGACGGGGAGGGAACACTCCATGATTTGTATCACCCCTGGGAGTCTCTCCCTTCAAGCTTCACAGACGTTGCCTGTAAGCTCCACCAAGCCCACCTCAAACGCAGTTGGCCTTGCATTGCTATCAAGGCATCACCGGCTAAGTTGCTTCAGGGGCACAACGTGTACGGGCCAGACTGTGCTGCTACTGGCATCCTCGAGCTTATCGCGGCTTTCCGTCGAGCCCTGCCAAGAGTCGCCGATATGCTCGACTTTGGCTCTGCTCACCTGCGCCGCGTAGACGTCACTTACTCCATCCAGCTCCCCGACGCTGAGACCATGGCCAACTGTCTGGCCGCTATCGGTCAACTGTCTCACCGCCATCTGCGGGCCGCCAAAGAGGCGGATTACGAATCGACCATCTACTTCAACCGCCGCAGTCAGGACCAGCAAGACGCCGGTCGTTGCAAGGTGCTGGTCGTCTACGCCAAGCACAACGAGATGCTGCACCAGCTCGAGCGCCTGCAAGCCCAAGCCCGCAAGGAAAAGACCAGCCGCTATGACTCCGTGATAACGGCGTTGGCCTCGCCAGAACTCCAGGAGTTCGCAACCAACCGGCTGCGCTTTGAAGGCCGTGGCCTGACCCGTTGGTTTGAGCAGAAGCAGGTGCCCCGCAACGTGTGGCAGTTCCTCGCCTGGGTGGCCGACTTCGAGAAGCGGGAAGGGATGACGTTCTGTGAATGGGCATGGCGTGACATGTTCAGCGACATGATGGCCGCCCTGGGGGAGAGTAAGGTGCACCTGACTCAGGACACCAAGGTTCAGCAGTCCCTCCGCTCTACCTATGGCCGCAGCAAGGAAACCGTCAACCCTGACGACACGATCACCACGACCTGGAACTACACCCGCGCCGACCGGTTGATGCAGTTCTATCGCCTGCTGGCTACCGAAGGCTGGGACAAGACCAAGCGCCTTACCGCCCGTTCCAGCTTCTATGACTCCGTTAACGCTCTGTTGGCCATCGGCCTGACCAAGGCCCAGCTTCAGAACCTGCGCAACAAAAAGACCGCCAAGCTCCTGCACCTCATCAAGATGGACTTCGCCGACCAGCGCCCAGCCGGTTACGTCGAGCCCATCGGTACTGTGCTGCACAGCAAGGGTGACTTGAGCAGCCTGGGCGATGTGTGCGGCAAGGACTTTGTGCAGAAGCTCGGGGAGTCCCGCGAACAGCTTATCGCCGCCGAAGTCAGCAAGGTGTCCGGTCAGCCGCTTGATGTTGCCCTTTACTGCGTCTCCCACCTCGTCGCCGGTCGTCCTATCCGCCTCAACGGTGAACTGGGCGGGGCAGGGGGTGAGCAGATCCATCTTGCCGTGTTCGACGACGGTACATGGGAGCTGGTGCGCGGCAACGTCAACCAGTACCGGCAGGACAACAACCTTCCCGAACCTGAGCAGCGCCCTGAGTACACCGATGAAGAGCAGGCCGCTGACTTTGCCGACTATCTGGGGGCGCCCCAGTCTACTGAATTCGATGCCCGGTCATACGCCGATGCAGAGCACCGCAAGCTCTCCATCATCCTCGATAGCCTGCGGGCCGAGCTGTACGACGCCGAGCAAGACCCCGACCAAATCGCCAAGGCCGTTGGCCTTCGCGGACGCATCAGCCTTACCAAGCAGCGTTTAGACCGGCTCTGGTATTGGGCACATAAGGCCACCGACTCTCGGGGCCGCAACATCAGCAGAGAGGAAGAGATATGTCAGGAATGAGCAAGGTTTTCCATGTGCTCCAGGTGCGCTTCGGTCGCATGGACGAGCCAGGTAAAGAGGCCTTTGACTGGGCCAACATCCACGTTGTTGAGGATGAATTCCAAATCGACTCCGGCTTTGCTGGCGTAGACATCGGCAAGCTGCCGGTCGATACCGCTGACGGCAACAAGCTGGCCAAGGACATCCATGCAGCGGCTCGTGCCGGTGGCGTTCTGCCGGGTCTTATCGAGCTGACCTTATCGCCGCAGATCTCCCTCAAGCAAACCAAGTTGCTCGTTACCGGCTGGAAACCGGTGAGCAGTGCCGTGTCCACCTCGGCCAAGGCCTAATTGGTAACAGTTACTTAAAGGAAACTGACTATGCAGTGTGTGCAGACTCTCGCAGATGGAACACTCCAGGCTATCGCGGTAGCCGAGGGGGAGACCTGCACAACTGGCTTGTATCTAGTGCAGGCTGCCGACAATGCGTGGGCGGCTTTGCTCCTGGATCCAGCACCCTGGTCTACGCAAATCACCATGGCCTTCGGTGTTGGAATAACGACCCCCTTGCTCGGTTACGTCATCGGATGGGCCTTCGGGGTGGTCTTGGGTATGTTCAAATCTGATAAGGGATAATCGTATGAACGCAATCCGCAAAGTAGGTAAGTTTGTTCCCGCCGTCGCCCTGTTCACTGCCATGGCGGCTCTGTCCGGTTCGGCTAATGCTGCTCTGTCCTTCGACGCCATCACCTCCTATGTGGACGGTGAAACCGTTCTGGCCGGTGTGGCTGCCATCGTGGGCATTCAAATCGCCCCGACCGCTGGCAAGTGGGCCTTCCGCAAAGTCATGGCCATGTTTGGCCGTTGATGGTAACTCGGGGGAGGCGAGTTCTCCCCCCTCTATCCTGCGGGGTGTCACATGGTCTGGATACCGCTGTTCTTCTTAATGGGTATATTCACGGCTTCCGCGATAATTAGGGGGCTTGATGGAAATTAAACAGTGGGCTCTCTGGCTCGTAAACAAATTAATAGGGGTTCTCTGGTTCATCGTCAGGAACCCTTTTTTGATCATCAAGCGGGTAATTCGCTGGACGCTGATTGCCGTGTTCTGGCTGTTCCTGCTGGGGTGGGGAATATCGGCTTTTGCTGTTGAGTCTGTGCCTGCCAAATTAATTCCTTTGACGGATACCACTCCCGGCGTTGGTATGTGTTATCACTCTAGCCATGGCTCTTATTTACCTTCTGGTGACACGCCTGCTGCTTGCAGGTCAACACTAGCATCTATTTATGCCTCCTTGGGGCGTACTTTTCCTATAACTGGTCCTATCACCAAGGAATCTGCTACTTCTTTTCTTCAGAACGCAGACTTATTTGTAAAAGGTGTTTTTCATTCTTCTGGTTATTTTCGTTATTCTTATTCTACTGCTCCTGCTGCCTCTTATTCTTGCCCGCCCGATGGAAAACCTGAATTCACTTCCGGCCCAAAACTTATTAATGGCCAGCAAGTATGTGAAACTTTGCCAATTACTTGCAAGATGGGCGAGATTAAAACGGTCTCCCAGTCAACTGGCGCTGAAATATGTAAAGAGAATTGTGCCTCGGTTGCCGGGCAAGGTCTCGCTGATGCCGCTTACAATCAGGCGTTTCTGCCGTCTGCCACTGTTACTTGTTACGGTTCGTGCTCCGTTATCTCTCAAGGCACCACCGTTGAAATGCCTCTTTCAGGCTTCACAATGGTCGGTGATATTCAGTTCACTGGTGATAAGTGCCCCGTTACCTTCCCTGAAACTGGCGACGGCCAGCCGGTTTATAATGATCAGCCCGAATCCTCCGACGAAACAACCGCCGCGCAAGACCAGCTCCAGAACGCATCCAGCAGCGCGACCAGCACGGATAATGCAATTTCTGGCGCCACTGGCACCGCAGACCTTAATCAGGTCGTGGACAAGATAGCCGAGGCCAGTAATGCCCAAATCAAGGCAATGAGCGAGCAGAACGCCGCCATGGGCAAAGTCATTGAGGGGGTCGGCAAGGATATTCAGGGGGCCATCAAGCAATCCGGAGGTGGTGGCGGTTCTGGTGCTTCCATGGGCCAGCTCGCGACGGCCAACGCCATCAAGGAGGGCAATGCGACCCTTCAAGAGATCTCCGACAAGCTCGACGAACAGCAAGACCCCGAGCCACCTGTCAAGCCTGGAACTGACCTTGAGGCCGACGCTACAGCCATTCATGAGGCCAACGACTGGGGCCAACGCAACTTTGGCACTGTGTTGACGGCCAATGCCGACCGCTTCAAGGCCTTGCCTGTTTTTTCACTGCCGAGCACCTTCTTCAACGCCAATATTGCGGGCGGTTCCTGCCCGTCTTACACCGGGTCTTTCACCCTGTTCGGCGCAACGACCTATGTCAGTTTCGATGCGTTTTGCTCCCAGACCATCATGAGCGTCATGCCCTATATCCGTGCTGTCGTCATGATGCTGTTTGGCTGGCTCGCATGGCGCATTGCTGTAGGGAATGGAGGTTGATATGCAAGAGCTGATGGACTGGCTTTATTCGATTATTAGCGCGGTACTGGCATGGCTCCTGGAGCTGGTCACTACCGTGATGAACTGGATCAAGGACTTGGCCCTTGACCTGTTTTCGCTGTTCATGGATGGCCTCTATGCGTTGTTCTCGATGCTGGAGGTGCCCGACTTCTTGAACGGCTCGATAGGAACAGCCTTTGAGGGCCTGCCAGCCTTGGCCCTTTATTACCTCGCCCAGGTGGGGATTGCTCAAGGGTTGCTCATGGTGGGCGCTGCCTATGCGTTCATGCTGCTGCGCAAGCTGTTCACCCTGGGGCAGTGGTAAATGATCTTCTTCCATGAAGGCATGCCCCGCTCTGGCAAGTCCTACGAGAGCATGGAAAAGCACATCATTCCCGCCCTGGCTAAGGGGCGGGCGGTTGATGCTTACCTGTACGGCCTCGACCACGAGAAGATTGCTCCGCTCGCCGGTATCGATGTCGAGCGTTGCAAAGAACTTTTGGTTGAGCTCACGACCGAACAAGCCAGCGAGTGCTGGAAGTTCGTCCGCGATAACGCTCTGGTCATCCTGGACGAGGCGCACAAGTTCTGGCCCTCTGGCCGCAAGCGTCCCCCTGAGGAGATGTGCAACTTGGTGGCCGAGCACGGGCACCGCGGGATGGACATGCTGTTTATGTCGCAGACCTTCAACTCCGTGCACAAGGTCATCCAGGACAGGACTAATAAAAAAGTAACGTTTACCAAACTCGACGCCGTGGGCATGGAGAAGAAATACAACTGGACGGCGTACCAGGGCACGTTGGGAACGCGCGGCGGTAGCAGCTTCGTGACGTTCTCCAAGATGGCGGATGGGGTAGGGAAGTATGACCCCAAATTCTTTGGCACTTACAAGAGTCATGTCAGCGATGATATACAAACCGAGAATTACAAAGATGACCGCTTTAATCTATTTAATAAGAAGAGTTTTAAGTTTGGTCTTCCGCTCGTTGTCGTTGCCTTCTTCGGCGGCATATATTATCTCACTATATTTTTCTCAGGTGGTGCATTTGGCAATAAGGCAAAGGAAGTTCAAGCAGAGCAGACCCAGCGCACCACGACAACCGCGCCGCAGGCGGTGATAGTCCCCAAGGCCCCCGAGCCGGATGACTTCATCTATAAGTCACTGAAGGGGAGGGACTACTCATTAACCTACCTGTCAAAATTCGGTGATGAAGTGATGGACTTTTGGGTCGAGATACGGGACGAAAAAGGGGAGACGTTGGAGACTTGGCAAAAGGCTGACTTTGATTCCTTCGGTTACAAATATAAGGTGACCACCACGGGGATGATAATTGCCAGCATCAAGGAAACTGAGTTGTTATTTCGTGAGAAGCGCTTACCAAATTATATCCCCGCCAAGAAAGACAACGTCGATATGTCTGCAACCGACCCCCTTAATTAGCCTCCTGATGCCGATAACCCCATTCATCGGCATAAAGTAACTGTTACTTTACCTTGCACAATCCTTGGTCTGTGCTATATTTAAGTAACAGTTACTTAATGGAGTGATGAACATGGCTAGCGAACAAATTGCTCGTATTGATGACATTCTTCTTAAGTGTCATGAAGATATAAGTCTTTGTAATGAGCTTATGGAAAAGTTCAATATTGAAAAGCAAAAGCGTTCCCCGGGGCGCCCGTGCCTGGGGGATGCACCGTTGACCCCAGCAGAGAAGCAACGCCGCTACCGTGAGCGCCAGCACCAGAAGAACATCACCGTTACGTTAAGCCGGGATGACGTAACCACGCTCAGCTCGTTGCTGACGGCCGCCAAGTTCTACGGCCCCCGGGTTGGGGTAGACCTGGACGCCAAGTCGGTACAACGCCTTATCGAGGCGCTCGATGGTGCCTGTGGTGGTAAGGCTTTAAAGTAACCGTTACTGAATATGGCTTTTACATCTCGCGGTCGCGACGACGAACTGAGGATGACTGCTCTACTGCAGGAAGGCATAGCAGAATGGTCATCCCTATAATCGGGGTCAGGAAAATGGACACATAGATCCAGCCAAACACATTCCGATTGAGTGAGTGCGCCATCAAGCAGACGATCACAAGGTTCACCAGGTAGAAGCAGATCCCGATTGTGAAGGCGTTGGCGAAGAAGTTGAGTGTCAGACTTTCCATGTGCACCTCTGTAGCTTCGTTGATGTGTGAACAGGGGCGAAGCCCCTATAAGGCGGCACCTCGTCGTCTATTGTTGTGACGTAGGCGGGCCCGCCGAAACTTCTTTTGAGTGCTGCTGTGAGGCAAGCACAACTCCTTTCCCTGCAAAACCGGCTTTTGAGGCTTTCCGGCCCTGAGGTAGGCAAATGCCTTAGCACGCCCTGGAACGTCCAGCACGGCCAGATTCAGCGTCCTATGCGACCGCGCATAATGTCCTGTGGTTATGTTTAGCGCTGCCTCCCTGCTAGTCTGCGCAGCAGCAGGGAGCCCCGCAGGGGGCGTTGAATATAACCCGCATTGTGCGCGACCGCAGTGAACCCCCTCGAGTACACCCCGAACTGCACCACGCGCTCACCTGGTTGAGTTCTCATGTGGTGTTCCAGCCTTCCCGAACCCTGACCGCCCCGAGCCTGACGGGGCCCCGCTTGCGGGGTGTCAGCCTCGGGCCGGTCAGGCGGAAGCCACGAACTCTAACTGTGGCTTTGACTCCGAGAGCCGGACGCAGCAGCGGGCCATT